TAGCTCAGTGGTTAGAGCAGGCGACTCATAATCGCTTGGTCGTTGGTTCAAACCCAACAGGGGCCACCAAATTTTATCTTTAAAATCATATAATTAAGCCACTCGAAAGAGTGGCTTTTTTGTTTCCTCGTTTTTGAGTGGCGATAAAATGGCGGTGAATTTTTTATCACCAGTTTCCTGAGCGCATAAAAAAATCCGCGCGCGGCGGGCATTTATCGGGAATTTATCAGAGCCACAATGGCCGCTGACCACCAACAGTCGGGTGAGGTGGGGCTGGTACTATCGTACCTGGTGTAACAATAAAACGCTCCACCGACTCCATCGTTACAAACGTACAACTGCAATTTATGTTAGTGCATTGATGGTAACGCTCTTTGGTATTCTCACTTAGATAGCGACTGGTGCGCGCATGTGCCGCGTGCTGGCATTTTGGACAATGGAACATTTCACACCCCAATAATTCACATAAAGTGAATTAATAATAGCCATTTTTTCACTATTTGAGAATGGCTTTATTCTTCCTCCCCTTCAGTCCCGTACTCTACATCCAACAATCTAACCTCAAGCTCTAAGCTCGTCGTAAAGCCACCATTACTCAGAGAGTGCATAACCTTCGTGATTGTCCATGACTGCTCGTCTATGACGCGCTTAAAGCCTGAAACCTGCACTGGTGTCTCCGGGTAGAGGTCGGCTCGTCCTGTCGCAAGCCTGATAGAAAACTCAGCAACACCACGTTGCAGTTTGTCCCATTTGGCCTGGGCGGCTCGCATGGCCTGCGCTTTGGTTGAAAAAATTGTCGTTAGGGCAAACACGTTGTCATCCTCGCCGACCATGTATTCACCCTCCCTGGCTTCCGGCGTCTTCACCGTTTTTTTCTTCGTTACCGGTTTGGCTTTGGGGTGCTGTAGCGCGCGTAAATGCTGCTCTTTGGGTTTGCGTTTTAACGTAACCTTTTGTTTTTGTGTCTTCGGGTCTTTGGTGTGCAACCACTTTGCCGTAACGCCGGTATATGCCCCACGGTCAGCAATGGAAAACTGATGGCGGTCGCCATCGCTGCGGGTGATCGTGACCTGCGGAATGGCTTTTCCGCTGGCTATAACCCCACGACCGGCTTTGAGGAACAGCAACTTTCCCGCTTTTACCGAAACCTCACCGCCGTTTCGCTCGGCGAGCCGTGTCAAAAATTTGGCATCCGATTCCTGTGACTGGTCGATATGAGGAATTTTTATTCCGGCCAGCTCGGGTATAACGCTCGACGTCAGTTTGTTACGTGTCGCTATCGCTGCCACGATTTCGCCGAGCGTCTTATCGTGCCAGGACTCTTCCCGACGTGAGTTAAGCGTTCCCCGAAAATCGGCGCTACGGGCGCGGATTGTCACCGTGTCCGGCGCGCCATGATGCTCAACCTCATCGACGGTAAAACTTCCCTTACCAAACAACGCAAAGCCTTTCCACCCGAGGTAAAGCGTCAGTACAGCACCGCGTAACGGTAGCTCGACCAGCCCGTCAGCATCATCAAGCTCGATGTCGAGCTGGTCGGCTTCGAAGCCGCGATTGTCTGTCATGGTCAGGCTCATCAACCGGTTACTGATGTTGCCGGTAATATCTTTTCTGTCGAGCATCAGCATAAAATCGGGCGTCAGTACGCCACCCGCATTAAGATTCAGCATATCCAGCATCAGCTAATCCCCACCATGCCAGCCACTGACGAGGCCATATTTCCCGCCTTGCCAATCAGTGATTTTGCCTGTTCGCCGATATCGCCATACAGCGCCGCAAGGGATTCATCCACGCGGGTGAGCGTCAGCGTAAAATCAATTTTACGCGCCGTGCCGTCAGCAAAAAACAGGCTTCCTGTCTCGCTGATATTATTGATGACGTACATACCGTAAATCGTGCCGGTTCCATCCAGTAACGGCCAGGCTCGCCCCTGGTCAGCCATCAGACGAATAGCCGTCATCGTCAGCTTTCCGCCGGTCAACTCAGGGTAAAGCGTCCCGGCCAAGGTAATTTTTTCCTCACCCGGCCCCAGATACTGGAAAGAATCCCGCTTACCTACGCGGGAGTTTGACGGCCACCGATATTCGGCATCGCGTTGCATCGTCTGGTGTGGCAACGTCTGGCGCATAAAAACAAACATACCGAGTGCGAGCATCATTTTTCGTCACCTCCTATCCATCGTGGTTCATGCTGGCACGCTGGCGGGCGCGTTTTTCACGCTCAAATTTTTCGAGCGCATCTTGTAGCTGGCGATCGAGCTGAGTGCCGTTACCGCCACCATCAACGGAAATGTGATACTCGCTTTTACTCTGGTCGATGTAAGAACGTCCGGCGGGTGCAGTGACGGGTTGATATGCCTGATAGCCGCTATAAGTACTAGTAGCCGGGATATAAGAGTTACCCTGCGTGGCTGCATTTGCTTTTTCGGCAGTCTGGTCAAGCGTGCTGGACTCTTTGTTGATTATGCCGAGCTTTTCAAGCACCCAATCGATACCGCTGCGCAGCTTATTGAATGCTGTAAGCGGTAACGTAAGAGCGTCAGCCAGGCGCTGACCAAACAACACACCGGCATCACGAAAACTGTTTAAGGTTTCCTGCGATGATTTGACCGGCGCGATCAGGTTGTTAAACCAGTCCCATGCGGCTTTAAGTTTTCCGCCCAGCCAGTCAAACATCGGTTTAAGCGGTGCAAATAGTTCTGCTACTGGCGCAAAGACCGTGCGCAATCCTTCCATCACGCCGCCAAAAAACGCGCTGATGGGTTCCCAATATTTACGGATGAGCAATGCCCCGGCCACTATTGCGGCCACGACAGCAACAACCGGCCAGGAGATCGCGCCAATTGCAGTAACGACGCCACCGGCCACCGTAGTAAATACGGTACCGAGCGCCGTCGCAGCGGCGATGATGGCATTTACACCGGTTATCACCGGCCAGGCAATCAGCCCAATAGCCCCAATCATCCCCACGACCCCGATCGCCACAGCGGTAATCACCCCCAGCGTCTGCGCGAGCTCTTTATTTTGCTGGATCCATTTATCAAGTTTGAGCACGTAGCCGGTAGCTGTTTGCACCAGTTTACGTAAGGAGGACTCCTGCTGGTCAAAAAGGTCAGTACCTACAGCCTCATATGCCGACTGAAACTCTTTAAAGTCGCCGCCGAGGTTGTCCTGCATAACCTTAACTAGTTCCTCCGTCTTACCGTCAGAGGCTTTAAATGCAGCAGTGAGCTTGTCCAGCTTTCCTGATTGAGCCGCGTTCATCAAAACAGCGGCGGCAGAGCTGGCCTCTTCACCGAAGAGCGTTTTCATGTATTCAGCGCGCTGACCGGTACCCAGCTTATTTTTTTCAAAACTGGCCTGCATTTCCTTCAGGATGGTAAATATCGGGCGGGTATTCCCTTTACTGTCTGCCGTTTTAACCCCAAGCTCTTTAATCGCCGCGTAGGCTTGCCCGGTCGGTGCCTGTAATCGACTTAAAATAGCGCGGCTACCCGTACCAGCCATTGACCCCGTAATTTTCGCATCATGTAGGGCGCCAACCATTGCAGCGGCTTCCTCAATACTGACACCGGCATTTTTCGCCACCGGCGCAGCATATGTCAGCGCATCACTAAGCCCGTCAAAATCTGCGGCGGTTTTATTCATTGTCATCGACAGGACATCACCGATGTGAGAGACCTGATCGTTAGTGAGCTGGAAAGCTGATTTCATCCCCATCAGCAAACCGGCGTTCTCTTCCATTGTTCGACGGTTAGCAAGCGCCATATTAAGTGTGACGGGCGTCGCCGCCTGAATCGCCGCCGCGTCTCCGCCTGCTTTTGCAATGATAATCTGAGCACCGGCCGCATCATCGGCAGAGGCGGCTGTATTGTCACCCAGCAGTCGGGCCTGCTTTCGCAAAGCCGTCATTTCTGCGGAGTCTTTCGCCACGCCGAGTACAGCCTGTAACTCGGAATTTTTCTGCGCAAAATCATAACCCGGTTTCATCAGCGCAACACCGGCCAGCGAGCCGGTCGTCGCCATACCGACACCGGCGGCCCCCATTGCAGCCGCATTTCCGGCCAGCTCCTTACCGGCCTGATATCGCTGCTTAACCGCGTTGAGCTTTGCCTGTTGCGCGCTGACCCGCGCCAGCGCTTCACGCTGACGATTGAGCTGCGCCGTCGTTTCGCTGATGCTGGTTTTTAACCGGCGCTCGTCTGCCGCCAGGCTGCGGGTATTGATTCCCGCCTGGCTGAGTTCCTGCCTCTGGCGTTGTACAGCCTGCCGCAAGCTGTTGTGTTTGAGCTGGAGCGCTGCGGCGCTTTTACGTGCGGCATCCATTGCCTGCGCCTGCGCGCGCGTCGGCTGTTCAGTATTTCTAAACTGGATCGCCAGTGCGGCGGCTTCCTGTTTAGCTTTCTTCAGCTCCTGACCGGTAACGGCAAGTTGCGCGCTGGCCTTGCGAAACCCGTCAATTCGGGATGCCTGGCCATTCAGTTCACGCAGCGATTTTTGAGTGTCCCGGATATCACCAGACAGCGTTTTGCTCGCTGTCTGGATGGATTTAAACGGACGGGTCGCCTGGTCAACAGCCTTGAGTAATACTTGCAATTTAACGTCGTTACTCATTCGTGTTTCCGCTTCGCTGTAGCGCCTTTTCGCGCCAGGTGGTGAGCTCGGTCAGGCTCATGGGATATAACTCTGATGGCGGCCAGTGAAAAATCACCGCGATATCCGCCATCAGGTCATCGACCGACAGGTCTTTCGGGAAATTTAATCCGCCAAATTCGGTGACAAAAAACCGATCACCTTTGTTGCCAGCGCCATCAAATCGGGTAAATCCATCATGACGACATCCGACTCGGTGAGTGATGGGCTGGTCATACGCGGCAACACTTTAATCAGGGCATCCACTTCAGAGCGCGCAACGTCGGCCAGGCTGACACCGCGCAGGGTTCCGGCGTTGGGCTTCATCAGGGTGATTTTTTCGATGACCTGCTCGCCGCGTTTGATGGGGTTTTCCAGGGTGACGATGTTTTCTTTGCTCATGATTTTCTCGCTGTTTACGGATTCGGGGTTAACCGGCCATGCATGCTGGCCGGGGAAAAATTACAGGCCGATATTGCGGCGGTGCTGGTCGAGTCGGTCGACGCCGTTCACCTTCTCAATCATGTTGAGGACGTCGATTTCGACCAGCTCTTTACCGTTCATGGTCAGCTTGTAGTACGTGCAGACCAGCGATAACTTGCTGCTGGTATCCTCTCCCTGTTTGCTCTCGCCGTTATCGACTTCCTTCACCTTGAAACGGGTCTCAACTTCCACCGCCACGGTTTCGCCGGTATCGTCCCGCTGGTAAGAGCCTGCATAGCGCAGTAGCGTCCCGGTACCGACGGCACCGTAAAGTGACCAGATCGCATCATCAGGGAAGCCGCCGAGGGAAATCTCCATCGCCAGCGCGTCATCGTCGAGGCCGAAATCGACAGGGGCCGAGCCTGACATCCCTCCGCCCCGGTAGTTTTCCAGCTTACGGGTCAGCTTTGGCAGGGTGACGGACTCGATAACGCCGAGATAGCTGACGCCATCCAGAAACGTGTTCAGGTATTTGAGCTTGCGCGGCATTGCCATTGGTCAGGGCTCCTTAATTGCTGTTAACCGATGACACCAGATTCGCCAGGTATTTATCGGTAATGCGCTGGCGTAGCGTCAGGTTTTCGAGAGGGGGAACCGGCGTATAGTCATAATCGATATACAGTTTCCCGGCTTTGAGGGTCGTCGCGTCGTTGGCCGATTCATCAAACCAGCAGCTCGCATCGACGATATAGCCCGCCGTTTTCATCTCGCGGAATTTCGCATTGATACCCGCAACGATGTCCCGAATCAGGGTGGCGGTGATGGGCTTATCGACCGCCCACATGTGACCAGCGGCCATTGTGTCGGCGATAACCTGCGCGGTGCGGGTGTAGTTCTCGAACAGGAACAGCGGGTCATCGGAGCAGCAGCGGTTGCCCCAAAAGCGGAAACCGTCTTTACGAATGAGCGTGGTGACGCCAGCCTCGTTAAGCAGGTCGGCATCGGTGCCGGATTCCTGCAAATCCCAGAAGACCGACGCGCTGATGCCGGTGACGCCATTCACACCAACGTTTGACAGAGTTTTATGCCATCCGGTGTCCTGGTCGATTTTGGCGCGCAGGCCCAGGGCGCGGGCGGTCGCCCAGGCGGTTTCGGTCGCGTTCGCCGTGGTATCCCATGCCAGAAAATCCGGCCAGATAACCATCAGCTCACGCTGGCTGAAATTCTCGCGATAGAGCATCGCCTCGGAAATGTTCTGGCAATCCCAGGCGCTGATATAACCAAAGGCGCGGAGCTTCTGACAAATCGGCGCGAGCGCGGTCGCCACTTCGAGGGAATCGAGGCCCGGCACACCGAGGATGCGCGGTTTAACGCCGGTTACAGCCTCCGCCGTGAGCAGCGCTTTCAGCCCGGTGTAATTGCCGCTTTCGTCGGTGCCGCCGATGATGTTGGAAATAGTCTGCGCTTCGGCATCGTCGCCGGTACCTTCGGCAACGCGCACAACGACAATGACCGGTTTCGACTGGTCGGCAATTGCCTGGAGGGATGCGGCCAGGGTACCTTTTGCACCCGCTTTCGCAATGGCGCTTTGCACGCTGGTAATCAGTGCGGGCTTATTAAGTGGGAAGGTGGCGGCATCGGCATCGCTGGCCGTACAGACCATGCCGATAATCGCCGTTGATACGGTGGAAATGACGCGGGTGCCGTCGTTAATCTCGACAACCTGAACGCCGTGATGAAAATCGCTCATCCGTTTAACTCCGTGGTTAAGGGTGAGCATTATTTTCAATCGTGGGTGAAGGGGTGACGAGTCATCCCCGCTGTATCAGGGACAGTACAACAGGAATGACCGTCACAGGTCAGGCGACGCGGCTCCAGCACATCAGCAGGGTGTGCGCTTCCACCACGCTGAACAATTTACCTTCGCCGAGATTGGCGGTTTTGCCGCTGGTCGTGTGTTTGTGCGCCGGTACCGTGACTTCGTGTTCGTGCTCTCCGGCATCATCGGTCACACCCAGCTCTTTCGGGTTAAAGAGCTGCCGCACATCACCGCCAATTTCCCACGGGTCATCTTTACCGGCCACACCACCATGATTGTGTTTACCATTTTTCGTGGTTGTCAGTTTTTGCTCTATCTGCTCGCTGGTTTCACCGCTCACATCAATCTGTACAGCTGGCAGGTTATTACGCTGGAGCGTGACGGTATCGCTGCCACCGGTAGCGCCTACGTTTGAGCCATCGGCTTTGCCGACGCGGATCGTTCTATTTTCGCCGGTATACACCCACTCCGACCACGGCCAGCGCTCATTGGGGTTCAGGTTCTGATTAAAAAACCGCGTGGTGCCAACGGGGTTATCCAGTTCCCAGGCATCGCTTACCGCCGTTTTGACGGCTTCGGCAATAATCTGCTTTATGTTCGTATCGAGGTCGCCTAACACCTCATCGGTATAATCTTTTGCCTCATTCTTTGCGCGTGCCACCTCATCCACGCTGGCAATAATCACAGTCGGGTCAGTCATCAGCTGCACATCGGCGGTATTGATGACCGCTATCCAAAGATTGATTGCCTGCAACCGGCCCGCCCCCTCCGCAAGCATCGGTTTATAAGAGGGCGGCAGGTTCGCCACCGCCAGACAGTCGCCCGCATCGTCGTATAATCCGGCCTCCCGTAACCAGAACCCGCCGACCTGCGGCTGCATGACCATTTCAGCCCGGATCACATTTGTGGCCTGGTCAGCGATGACCAGCCTGTTTAATGATGCGCGGTACAGCTCGTTAATCAGCGAGTCCTGTGCGGATAATGGCGCGGCAGATTGCCCGCCACCATCCCCCACGCCCATCATGGTAAACCCGACCTGTTCGCCAGTGATAGCCGCTGCCGCCAGTTTTTCGCGGCCCTTTTCGGTCAGAATGGCCTGGTATACTTTTTCCATATTCTCCCCCTGGCTTAAACGACTGGCAGACCGATTGCGCGAGTAATTGCACCGGCAATCGCGTAACCGCCGGTACTCGGGTCAGGGTGAAGCCCGTCGCCAATCATCCACGGTCTCGCTGAACCGGCGGCATAATCCTCATGACTTTCACCAAATGACGCCTGCATATTTAAAAACGCCACATCCCTGTCATCACGTGCGATTTTGTACATCACCTCCGCGTAAGTGGTCATGGGAATACTGTTTCCGCCGTCGCGGTTATTTTCCGCCGGGCAAATCAGCAAAATATCAGCCGTGGGGCGGACTGAACGGACGTTATCAATCATCGTCAGAATGTTATCTCTGAACGTCGATGCAGACAGCTTCGCCCCCTGGTCATTCGTACCCAGCATGATGGTAACCAGATCCGCCCCAAGACTTTCAAATGCCGCAAGCCAGCGTGCATCCATCGCCGTCACCCAGTGACGGGAGTTCGAACCGCTACCGCCCATTTTGTGGATAAGCACACCCGATGCGGTTTTATTGAGGATGTTGACGCCGTAAAGCGTTACCGGCGCGGTGATGACCGTATACGTCACGGTGCCGTTTCCGGTAGCCGGAAGCGCGAGCGGTAAAATCTGCATCCCGGCCGGATAGGTCGAAAGGTCAATAGTGACCGGCTCGCCCCCCGTCGCCTGATACTGAATCACCCCGGAACCACCCTCCGCGAACAGGAATGAGTCAAAGCCCAGCGCAAAATTCTGGCTGTATGAAATCGTCGCGCCGCTGGCCGCTGCCGTCACTGACGAAATATCCGGGCCGTGGCCGGTGTTATAAGCGCAGGTGAAGCCGCTGCGGTTGACCTTCGTCCCGATAACATCAGTGTTATCGCCGTTAGGGTCAAAACCAAACGAGCGCCAGCCGTACCCGATGGGTGGCACTATGGCGGCCGTGCCTGCATTGTTGAAATAGCGCCATAATATCTGCGCCACTTTCAGCACATAACGCGCTGACGTTCTGGTGTAGCTATCGCCCAGCATCGCCACGACCAGCCGAACCGCCTGGGCGAAGGTCATTTTAGTCATTCGCATACGGGTTTCACGCAGTCGCTCCATCCCGTAAACATCCGGGACAATCACCGTTTCCGGCTGCGGCTCCGGCTGGCTTCCACCCCCGGCTACCGGCGTGCCATCGGGCATAGCGGAAAGTAGCGAATATGCAAACGGCTCGTAAGTCGTCGAGGCGTCACCTTCCTCCATCTGGAATGTGTCACTAAAGGCCACGCTGACTGTTACCCGGACAAAATAACAATCGGCGTCCGGCGTAATTGATTTAATATTCTGACTGGAATCAGCGACCGCCCTGATAAACGCTTTATTCTTCGAATACAGCGCGACAAATCTGGCCCCCGGATTTAATGCATAGGTTTTACCTGGGGTCACAGGAATAAAATCAGAATAGTCATAACGCGCATCCGGCTCACGAATGATCCCGCCCTCATCGATATACCCTGATTTTCGCGTGTATTTGTTGTATATATTTTTGCCGGATACCAGCAGGCCATGCTGCACAAAATTAATATCCAACCCATCCGCAATCACCATTTCACCCGGAATACGTACCGGCGTACCGTCGCTGGCTTTCGGTGCCATCACATGAACGTAATCAGCTTGTTGATTCAGCTGGTCTCCCTCTGCCAGAAACAGTGACGCCGCGCTGGTCTGCGCTACCGTGACACGCACATATTCCACCCCGGCAGGTGGAGTGAAATCAGTCACCCGGACAACCGTCGATATAAATTTCTTTTCCGCGTCCGAAAACTCCACAAATCGCAGCTGAAGATTTGATTTATATTTTACACCTGCTTTTACAGGGATATATTCTGAATAGACATACGCCGTCCCGGATGAACCCTGCACCGGGTACAATGAACCGTACTCGTTTATATATCCTGCGCTGGCCGTGTTTTTATTAAACAGATTAGTGCCCGCACCGAAAATCACCGGATTATCATTCCGAGGCACCGGGCCATACTGCACCTTCCGGCCTGCATAGTCTTCCGGCGATGCCAGGCGAAACGGTTCAAATTCCGTTGCAACAGTGCCACGCTCGACCATCGTCGCCGTGACAACAGATTTAGGCACCTCAACGCGTAAATACGCGGCATTTTCCGGGATGATAAATACGCCAATGGGTTTGGCTAAATAGGATTCATCATACTGCCTGCTGATGAAAACGCCGCTTTTGTCATACCATGTTGCGGCTTTCCACTGCTGATTAATACAAAGGCTTTCTCCTGGCGTAACGGCGATATACGCAGAAACAGACATGGTGTAATCACCATCGGTGAAAATCGTCCCGATGGATGACAGATGTACACCATCCATCACACCAGCCGGGTCAAACAGGTTTTTACCTGGCGCAAAGTCCAGCGCCTCAATCACATTCATTCTGGCCGTCTGAACATTCTGCGGTAACACCATCTGATAACTTTCATACGGCAGCACGCCCACGCCAAACGACAGCTGAAAAGTATCAACAAGGGGGAGTGAAACGGACAGACGCACCGACGCCGCGTTAACGGGTACGGTAAACGAATATACGTTAATAATATCGCTGAGATAATTGTAATTTTCATCGTAAAACGTAACGATGCGTATGCGTTTATCTGAGCTGTACACGCTGCCGGCTTTAACACCAATATAATCTGAATAACAGTAATCCGGGTTAATTCTTGGCTCGCCAGACCCTTCAAATAAATAATACCCAACCGTTACCGCGTCTTTATTAAAAAGATTCTTACCGGGCAGGTAGACATTTGTTTTTCGGATATCACTGCCAAGCTGCTTAATCGTTGACATACCCGGCACACGGTCAACCACTTCAGCCACGCGATTGGCATTCAGGTAATACGTTATCGGAAATTTACTGTCATCACGGCGCACCATGAAATACTGACCGCCGCGCGTCAGTGACAGCCCGGTAATCGTGCCGGTTGGGTCGGTTTCATTTGGAACCACGAACGGAATAATAGCCGAAGCGTCCGGCAGGGATTTTCCAGTAGCGACAGGGACGCCGTTCACATTGCGGTATTCATCTACCCACGCCAGCCCATTCTGGCTCCTGACAGAAAATAGCGCCCCCTCCTGGATGATACCCTGCTGAATGGCGGCTTTTGCGGCGTCTTCAGACCAGTACGGCGACTCACCTGATTTAATCACATCCATACTGTCCATCAGATAACGGGTACGGTTTGCCAGTTGTTTAGCCTGAATATTTGCGGAACCTGTCATACCGCCTTCCACTTTTTCAGCACGCGATAACAGGTGAATGCTGCCTTCCCATACCGATTGTTCAATGATGTTTGTCATTTTTGCTCACCTGAAAAATAATAATTACCGCTAAATTGCGCCATGCCGTCGTAAATAATTCCGTCATCCGGTTTATAGTCCGGCGGATAAACCGCGATTACCTCACCATCAACCAACGCAGAACCGGTGTAAGCCGTCCCTCTTACGGATGCCGATAGTGTCAGCTGTGATATATGGCGACTGACCGGCTTTGCATCACCGATAATCCGCTCCAGCTCTTTAATCATCGGTTCAGTGATGCCGATATCATTGAGGTCAATCTCAAGGCGGAATGTCCCTGCGGGGTCGGCTACTTCCCACCATTCCTGGAGCGTCATGCTGTAACCCAGCGTTTCAATCACCCGGCGAACGGCGGCAACGGTGCCTTTGCGTTGGTGGATCCAGAAAGCATCACTGACCGCCTGGCGTTTCACTGTTTCCGACCAGGTTTCTTCCCAGCGGTCGACAGAAAACGCCCACGCCAGATACGGCAGAAATTTTACGGGGCATCGCCAGGGGTTCCACAAATCACGCAGCGGGACAGATAAATCGCTGATGAGGGCACACGCTGCGGCGGCTCGCTGCTCCAGCACCGACGACCCGGTCGCCATCAGCGAATTACTCATCGGAGCCCCCGATCACGACACTGGTTTCGGTGCAGTACGCTGCCTGGGTTTTATCGAGCACGACGTCGGCCAGCGGCTCGCGCAGTTCGACGCGCTGGACACCCTGCACATGCAGCGCGGCATAGATGGCAGATAGTCGAATATCCCGACCGAGGCGGCGCTGCTCGGTGATATAGGCGGTTAATTGCGCTTTCGCGGCGGCTAGAATGGGTTCGGTTGCTGGTCCGGGGTACACGTACAACACCGCATCGACCGCGTAACTGACAATTTCGGCCGAGACGACTGTCAGGCGGTCACCGACCGGGCGCACGCTCTCATCATTCAGCGCGGTACTGACAGCCAGCAATAAATCATCCGATGCCGTGCCGTCACCTTCCCGCGACAGCACGGCGATTGTGACCTCTGCCGGGGCCGGGCTGTTCGCCGAGGCATCAGCGACACGACCATCGGCGCTCAGGGCGTGAAATTCATAGGCACCGGTTGGCCCGGCGACACTCAGCCCCTCAAAAGCAGCCGGTACTCGCTGGCGCAAATCGCTGTCGGATTCCATGACCGCCGCCAGCGGCGGGATTTGGGTATCGTCTTCTGGGGTAATGACCAGGCGCTCAACATTATTATTTGCCGCGAGCTGGTCGAGGTCGTTTTTGATGGCATAGGCCACCATTCCGGCTTTTGCCGCCTCGTTGATACGCTGGCGTAAAATCACCTCCCGATACGAGTTCTCTTCCAGATATTTCACCAGTGGATCTGACTCCAGTGTCAGTGTCCTGGCGATCGCTTCCTGCTCGTCTTCCGGGTACAGTGAAATGAGCGTCGCTTTGCGCTCGGAGAGGATGGCTTCAAAATCCAGTGTTTCCACCACATCAGGCGCGGGGAGCTGGCTCAGGTCGATAACTGCCATAGGTTCAACTCACAGGGATGGTTAAGGAAAGGCTCTCGCCGGTATCGGTGATTTGGCCGGTCACGTCGACGACCATCTGCCCGTTAAACTGCCGCGCTGTGGTGATGCCGGTCAGCCTGACGCGCGGCTCCCACTTCAGGATCGCCATGTAGCACGCGGCCATAATTTGTAGCTCAAGCGCCGGGGTCTGAGGCTGGTCAATCATCTGCGACAACAGCGAGCCGTATTCACGACGCATGACGCGGGAGCCGACGGGCGTGCGCAGAATATCCCCGATGCTCTGGCTGATATGGTCAACGTCTGAAATGCTTTCACCGGTCGTGCGGTTCATGCCGAGATAACGCGCCGTCATTTGGTGTCCTCCGTCCATTCATCGCCGCGCCTGATGCCGCCGTGGCCGTGTTTATCCACCTGCACGCCGTTGGAAGTGAATGCGCCGCCGCTGTGCTCGATATCACCTGACATCTTGCCGCCTTGCTTTACCTCCAGCGTGCCGGTCGTCAGCTTGTTGGTACAGACCACCTCCGGCGTATCGAGGGTGACGCGGGTCGAGGCTTTTACCAGCACCACCGGCACGCTGACGGCAACCGAATCGAATGCGGTCACATCGGCGGTTTTAATGCCGGTGACGGTCAGCGCGCCGGTTTCCGGCTCATAACTCATAACGGCACCGTCGGGAAACTCAACGTGCCAGGCATCCGCCGAGGCCGACGGCGCGGGGTTGTCGTCGGAATAAATACCGGGCAGCACAAAAGCGGTATCAAGCTCACCGCCCACGGCCAGAATCATCACCTGCTCACCAACAGAGGGAGCCCACCAGGTGCGCGAGCGCCCGGCCCGATGCGTCAGCCACTGGAGCCAGTCGGTATAAATGCCGCCGGTCTGTACGCGACAGCGCCCGGCGTCGAGGTCAGTTTCGACGACGATACCGGTGCGGATCATGTTGCGTATCGCGCGAGCGAGTTCCTGGATAGATGCGAGAGTATTCATAGGGGAAAGGATGCCGTCGGAGGGATCTGGCGGCAATCTGCGGACGTTTTGTCCTAGCTGGCACAACGTTATCGGTATCAGCCCGGATTTGACCTGACACATCCATGGCACATAATCAAATCAAACCTAACGGTCGGCCCAGTGCCAAGAAAGGACATTGCTGACATCACTGATGTTTTCATTAACGAAATAGCTTATAGTAGGTATACTTCTACAATGGTAAAATTTGGATTAAAGGAATAAAATATGGTTACTAATAGTAGTATAGATTTAACTAAATTATCCAAGGAAGAACTGATTGAACTTTATGAAAAACACAAAATTTCAAATATAGCTCACCAATTATGGTGTCTTACGCACCCAGATATTCCAGTGAATTTCTCTTCCGAATTTGTAAAGTTGATAGAAAAACTGGAAAAGTTAGTCGAATTGAACAGCCAGGGGGAAACTTCTCCAGACATTTTACTGGATGCCCTAATAGATTCAATCTATTCTGATTGCCGTGGATTATTTTGTGAGAAGAGTGGCAACTCAAAAAATTATACGTTACAAAACTGCCTAAAAATAGTAAATGAGAACGATGCAGTAACTAAAATTGATGCAATCATTAACAGAAAGGAATTTAGTGATGAAATTGTTTGTGATTATTCTTTCTGGGAGTGGGTCAAATTCGTGACCGATAAGGCGATAGTTCACAAAGATAATTTAACGGAAGACAAAAAGAAAACAATAGAATATAGATACCAATTTTTGAACAATAGCTCGAATGTATTTGATTTTCAATATTATATCTTCCAAATCCATAATATATATGTCAATGTCGTAGAATGCTTCGCTGAAGATTTATTAAGCACATACAATAAACCCAAGCTCTAAAATGAAACTAAAACCTTGAGTCAACTTATGATAGAAGTTTCTGAATGTAGCGGCTTCTATCATCCTCTTCCTGTTGAGACTAATGATATTCATAGTGTGCATTATATGCACACTCATTCAATGTGCAATACATCTTAATAGATGTATTATCGCTTCTCGCTCAAGGCAGACTGTCAGATTTTATTATGTGCCGCCAGTAAAAACTGTATCAGCTCAAATCTGAGCTGATACAGTTCAATCAGAGAGGTTGTCGATAATGACGCTTTCCACAAGCTGCCGGTCATCGTCGGTAAAGCCCATGAGCTGGCGCTGTGGGTACTCGACGGCGGCGCTTTTTGGGGATGGCTTATCTTTGAGCCCGAGCTGATGCACGCGGGCGATGCGCTGCACTTTTCCTGTAAATTCCACAACTGCCGCGCTGTCGTTACCGGTCGCTTTCATATAGCGGTTGGTTCGCAGTTTCGCGAACATCTCGCGCTTAATCCGGCCTTGCTTTGCCCTGACGGGCTGGCGTTTACGCGGGGCGAACGGGGAACCGTCCGGCGCTTTCTGCGATTTAATGCGCTGCTGTTGCCGCTGGCGCAGTTTCCTCGCAATGTCGGCGGTCATCCTACGCCGCCCGGCGGGAGAAAGGGCCGCTATCAACCCGGCGAGCTTGTCCTCAAAGGGTTTGAAGTCATTCATCCCATTTACTCACCCGTTCGCCATTACTCCACATCTCAACAGGGCGCGTCACCGACTCCGGCGGTGGCGGCTCAGGGATGTTCTCAACGTGCAGCGCGCCGTCGACCTCTTTGACCAGCGTGCGCTCGGTCAGTAACAGGCTGATACTGACATCGAGGCTGCTGTCGTTGTTGATGTCGGCATACCAGATAAAGCCCTTTTTTCTGCCCTCGTCGGTTGTCATGATGTCCGGCTGATTGACCCGCAACCAGGCCATAATCGGCACAAACAGCAGGTCAATATCGTCGGTAAAATCCGTGACCACGATGTTAAGCGTGTACCGCTTTTCAAACGACAGGGAGCGCGCCAGCGTCGCCGTATTGTTGCCATCGTCCAGGCGAAGGCAAAGCATATCGGGGTTGGTATGAAGTACCGGCACCGCATCAGTTAAGGCTTTTCGCAGACTGTTGGGCTTTTGCATCGATTTCATCCTGGCATTGTTTAACCGTATCGACCTGGATTGCGCAGCTTTTCAGGGCGTTTTCGAGCTGGCGTATATCCGCACTCAGGTCGCCATTAGTCAGCGGGTCGCTGCCCGGCATCGGGCAGGGGCTGACCTTCGGGCAGGCGTTGTACACAATCACCGGCGGCGGCGTTGGTACAGGCGGCGCGCTGGTGCAACCGGCGCACAGCATCAGGTAAATCAGCGCGATACCAGCGGCGAAACGCGTCATTTTCATTGAGTAACCTCGTGATGGTTTGTTCACGCCGGAAGGCCAGCAGGTTAGCGGCGGTGAGCTTATCCCTCATTGCAACCTGCGCCAGCTCTTTGCGCTGCGACTGCTCTGCGGCAACGTTGAGCTGATTTTTCAGCATGGCGATCGTGGTCTTCTGCGTACCGGCGACCCGGTTCGCACGTTCAAAAGAGGCGCGCAAATTACTGTTATCGTGTCGCATCCACAGCAGACCCGCGCAAGCCAGTGCCAGCAGGATAATGACTATTTTCATGCGGATACCCCTCCGGCCTTGCGCCACACTGCGACCAGCCTTTCGAGGCTGTGCTCACGCTGACCATACCCCGCGCCCGGCAATGAGGCCCATATGTTGCGACAACGGGAAATAGCGCGCTCGATGCGCCCCTGCTGCAAATCTTCCAGCGCGCCGCGCTCACGAATCAGCTGAATGGCGAGCCTGTCCTGTGATGCCGGGCTGAAATCCGGCAAAGCGAGCTGCTTTTTGTAATGCGGCCAGAACAGATAAAGCTGCTGGTAACGCCCCGATGCCGTGGATTTTTCCCCGCGACGATTGAAGACCTTCGCCGGGCGTCCACCGGCAAACGGGTGATCGCGATAGTCGGTAAAAATCTCCGGCTTGTCATTGAGACCGGTGACAATGACGTCGTACCCGTTGTTTTTCGTCAGCGGGTGCGTCGCGGTACCCTCTGAAAATGCCAGCGTGTCGAGGAATGCCGCGACGTTGGGGTGTGTCTTAATGACCGCCATCGTTTTCCCCTTTTTTAATCCTGCGCTGAATCGCAATTTCCACCGCCTGATAACCGGCGATACCCAGCATGGAGCCAAATCCGCACACGGCAGCGGGCGGCAGGTCAGGAAACTGCACCAGTGCCACCCCGGCTACCATCGAGACAAAGCCGCCCAACAGCATACGGCCAATAAAAAGCCGGGCGGTGATGGGCTCGCCACCGGCCAGCACTTTCCCGACGACAATCAGCACGCCGATCAAAAACAGTGACAGGACGCTTTTTTCACCTTCCGTCATGTGTTTACTCCCACAGATTAATTGTTTCAGTTACGGGGGATGACTGGACGTCGGGCAGTTCGACCACCGTGCCATGTGGCAGAACTGCGCCGAGCTCGGCCAACCCCGGATTTGCGGCGAGCACCGACTCGAATACCCCCTCAGTGCGCCCGTAATATCGGGCGCAAATCATGTCGAGCGTGTCGCCCTGTTGCGCGATGGCCTGCATCAGATTTGGCTCACGATGCAGCGGGGTTTGTCCTGGACGCGTGATACGGCCCAGCGCATGTCCCGCCACAGCTCGTCGACAGTGGTATCGATGCTGTCGGCTTTCTTGTCGCCTTTGGCGCTGGCATCCACACCGCGATAACGCTCATAGAGCGTGGCGGTCGCCATTGAGGTGACGGCGCGCAGGTAATAGAAAACGCGCACGCTTTCGCCGTCGAGATCGTCAGCCGGCACGTCGGCCAGCTTGCTAAAACCCCCGGCAATCTGCTGTTCCCGCCACAAAAAAAGCTCGGCATTGGTTTCGGCGATGCCGGTTTTGATAGCCTCACGCAGCCGGGCCGGGGCGACGGTCTGCTCAAGGCGCATCCCTTCACGCACGCGTTTCGGGTCGATGTCAGGAAAGAAAAACGTATTTTTTATCACCGGCTCATCGCTGGCAGGCGGCGGGATGACCACCACGCCACCCGGCTGCGGCTCATCGTTCTTTTTAATAATCAGCGTCGTCATGACTACCTCTGAATAGGTGGGCGGTGGACGCCGGTCTCAGGTCGGGTAAAACACCCTCATCGACCGGCGTGCCGCCCTGGCGCGGGGCGCATTCTGTTAACCGGCGGTCTTTTCCGGTCGGCCACGTTTAGCCGGTGCCGTGGTTTTCACGGCGCGTGGCGCTCTTACCGGGGCTTTAACGACCGTTGCCGGTTTGGGCTTCAGCTCACGCTCAAGCCGTTCAATGTCTTTTTTGACGCCTGCCTGACAATCGAGCTGCATCGCTCGCTTGAGGTGGGCCAGCGCGTCGGCGGGCTGTTTGTTGTCCCGTAACACCTGGCCGGTGATTTTGTGCAGTTTTGCGCGCACTTCATCAGGCATATCGGCGGCGGCGGTCAGCGCCAGCGTGTCGAGCAACTGGCTGATGACGACCGGTTCACCGGCGGCATGGGCGCGCATGGCGGCGAGCGCCACCTCTTCGGTAAACATGTACTGCGGCGGGCGGCGGTGTTTGCCTGGCATGGTCAGACCGTACTTAAACGCGTAGCGGGCAATATCCATCGCGCCGCCGATATCGCCGACATCGAGACGCCACAGCATGACGGTCATCACGATGTCATCCTGCGCACCTTTTCCCTGTTCCAGCACGCCACTGACCCACGGCAGATAGAACGGCAGCAGCTCGCGCTTTTTCGTGGCTTTCAGCTCTTTACCAAAGATGGCTTTTAACGTGCGTTGGTCTGCGGCCAGCTTAACCAGCATCTGCTCGTAGGCAGTGGCATGTCGCAGCGGGTTGTTTTCCCGCTGCGCGGTTTCAATGGCCGAGACCCGCATCATGTGACGCTGTGCGGGGCTCGTCATCGGTTAGCCCTCCGGTTGCGCGGCAGAGAAATCGCCCAGCTTGATATTTTCAATGAAGCACCCGGCGGCGTAGGTTTCGACCACGTAATCGATGTTCATCGATTCGTAGTTTTCCACCTGGTCGAGTTTCGGGTTTTCGATGATGGAGCGGCGGTGACTTTCATCCATGAAATAGATGGACAGGTTATCGAGACGCGTCACCATAATCGCGTTCGCCGGGAAGTACGGCACACGGACGGCGGGCAGGTTGCCGATGCGTTTCTGGCTGATGATGATGTCAGCCGCGAGCGCTTCGCTGTTGGGCTGGTCTTTGTTGACTATCGGGAAATATTTGTCAGCCAGCAGCTTACGACCCACAATCGCGACGAGCTCCGAATCTTCCTGATAAATTTCGTCAATCAGGTTGTCGGTGGCATCCATGACCAGCGCATCGAGGTTAACGTAATCGCCGTTTTTACCCACGCGGATAACAGCGGAAACCACGTTCCCTTCCTCGTCGACGATTTTGCTCATCACACGGGTCGGCGCTTCATTGCGGTATTTCTGCGGCCAGCCGACGGCGACGTCCTGCAACATCGGATGAGTGGCGCGGTCAGAGGTTTCGGCGCGCTCAACGCCGTTGAACCCGGCCATGATGAAATCTAGCGCCTGCCGCTGGATGATGGCATCGCGAATACGGCGCTGGAAGTCCTGGAAGCGCGCCCACAAATCCAGCTTTTTATATTTAAAGTGGAAGTCAAAGTTGACCTGATCGCACTCGTACTTGTTGGACTCCAGCGCGGTAAAGTCGGCGGTTTTACGCTCCTTGCCGCTGTTGGTGTCCGTGGTGCTGGCGATGGTGCCATTGACGCCGACGCCAATTTTTTCACCTTTCAGCTCATCCACCGGCACGATATTAATTTTCTGCAAAAAGGCCGAGGACATCTGCACGGTGTTCATCATGGTTTGCGTGACGGACGGCTCGACGGAGAATTTTTTACTCACGTCGTCCGGGTCGATGCCGTTCAGCTCGGCAACGCGGGACAGGTAGGCATTGAATTTAAAACGGGTTTCCTGACGCATAGTCTTTCCTGTTGGGTTAAATCGGGTTGTCTGACCGGGCAAGCCTGTCGCCCGGCGATAAATTCACGACCGTTTAGCAGTCGGTCAGCAGCTCATCGCCACCGCCACCGGTGGAGAGCTTGCGGCGTGGCTGCGTGGTGCTTTCGGTTTTATCCAGCGACGTTTTTAACTGGCTGAATGCCTGGCTGGTCTGGTCGGCCTTCGTGGTGACGTCCTTTTTCAGGGTCGCAAAGGCATTTTCCAGCGTGGCAAGACGCTGTTCAGTAGCAGTGAGGTTTTCCTGCACATGCTCACTGACGGTCGTCACGGCCTCATGCACATCCTGAAAACGGGCGTCATCGCTGGCCTGTTTGCGGCTGAAGATCGCTTTCACTTTGTCGCTCAGGGCGGTAAAGACATTTTCCGCCTGGTCTTCAAACTCCAGCTCGGCGAGGGTGGCGACGGAAATCAGGTTGCCCGGCTCGGCTTTGAAGCGGTTGAGGGGGTTAAATTTGGCACCCCGGCAAAATTCGAGGTATTCGGTGCCGAGGCTGGCCGGGTCATCGGTCACCGCCAGGCCAACCAGGTAGCATTTACCGCTATTGGCGAAATTCGGCTGAATTTCCATTGAGGTGTAGACCTTCTGCAATTTTTTATTCATTGCGATCAGGTCATCGGTCGGGGTGATTTTGGCGAACAGCGCCAGCTTGCCTTTCAGTACCGAATCGTCGTCAATCTTTTCAGACTTCAGCTCGACCACATCGCCGTAACGACTGAACGGGCCATCCGGCAGAATGCCTTTCAGGTGTTCGAGGTTAATGCGGCAACCATAGACGCGGGGGTCAAAGGTCTCTGCCATTTCCTGAATATCCGTCGCGCTGATAACGCGGCCGTCACAGGTATCGCCTTCGACGCCGATGCGAAACCATTTTGAAACTTTTTTTGCCATTGTCAGGAGTCCTGATATCGGGTTAACGGGTCGGGGTTAGTTTCCCGACGTCGCCGCCCACCCGCTATCAATCCCGGATGGCTTATCCCTCACACAACAGCACCTTAGCGATTCGCATCACCCGTTTCTTTAGCCTTGCCCTGTATCAACCACGGCGAGGCATCCATGACCATCACCACCGACACCACTTTATTAAACGACCCGCGACGCCAGGCGGCTTTACTGTACTGGCAGGGGTTTTCCGTGCCGCAGATTGCCGAAATGTTGCAGACCAAACGCCCGACGGTGCAGAGCTGGAAACAGCGCGACCAGTGGGAGGAAACCGCACCGCTGAACCGGGTCGAAAGCACCTTAGAGGCCCGGCTGATTCAGCTCTACGCAAAGCCCAACCTGACACCCCACGATTTCAAGGTGGCGGATTTTCTGGCCCGACAGATGGAGCGCTTTGCGCGCATTAATCGCTATGGCCAGACCGGAAACGAGGTTGACCTTAATCCCAATGTGGCCAACCGCAACAAAGGCGACCGAAAAAAACCGACAAAGAACTTTTTCAGCGACGAGGCTATCGAGAAACTGGAAGAGATTTTTTTCGCGGAGTCTTTCGAGTATCAGCTCCGCTGGCACCGAGCCGGGCTTGAGCACCGTATTCGCGACATTCTGAAATCGCGCCAGATTGGGGCGACGTTCTACTTTTCCCGCGAGGCGCTGCTGCATGCGCTGAAAACCGGCCATAACCAGATTTTCCTGTCAGCGAGTAAGACGCAGGCGTATGTATTCCGCGAGTACATCATTCAGTTTGCCCGTCTGGTCGATGTCGACCTGACCGGCGACCCGATTGTCATCGGCAACAACGGCGCAAAGCTGATTTTTCTCGGCACCAACTCAAACACCGCGCAGAGCCACAACGGCGACCTGTATGTCGATGAGATATTCTGGATCCCCAACTTCCAGAAACTACGCAAAGTGTCGTCGGGCATGGCCTCACAAAGCCACCTGCGCAGCACCTACTTTTCGACGCCTTCAACCCTGGCGCACGGCGCTTACCCGTTTTGGTCGGGGGAATTGTTCAACCGTGGACGCGCCCGCGCCAGCGAGCGGGTCGACATCGATATCAGTCATGACGCGCTCGCCGCTGGCGTGGCGTGTCCCGACGGTCAGTGGAGGCAGATTGTCACCATTGAGGATGCGCTCGCCGGGGGATGTACGCTGTTCAATCTGGAGCAACTCCAGCGCGAAAACAGCGTCGACGACTTCCGCAATCTGTTTATGTGCGAGTTCGTTGACGACAAGGCGTCGGTGTTCCCGTTCGAGGATTTGCAACGCTGCATGGTCGACAGTCTGGAAGAGTGGGAAGACTTTGCGCCGTTCGCCGACAACCCGTTCGGCTCCCGTCCGGTGTGGGTTGGGTACGACCCGTCGCACAGCGGCGACAGCGCCGGGTGTGTGGTGCTCGCGCCGCCGGTTGTCGCCGGTGGCAAGTTCCGCATTCTGGAGCGTCACCAGTGGAAAGGCATGGACTTTGCGACGCAGGCCGAATCCATTCGCCAGCTCACCGAAAAATACAACGTCGAGTACATCGGTATCGATGCGACGGGCCTCGGTATTGGCGTCTTCCAGCTGGTTCGCTCGTTTTATCCCGCCGCCCGCGATATCCGCTACACGCCGGAAATGAAAACCGCAATGGTGCTGAAAGCAAAAGACGTTATCCGCCGTGGCTGTCTCGAATATGACGTCAGCGCCACCGACATCACCACCTCGTTTATGGCAATCCGTAAGACCATGACCAGCAGCGGGCGCAGCGCCACCTATGAGGCCAGCCGCACCGAGGAAGCCAGTCACGCGGACGTCGCCTGGGCGACCATGCACGCGCTGTTAAACGAACCGCTTACCGCTGGCAGCGGCCAGGTAACATCATCCATTCTGGAGTTCAACTGATGAGTAAATACAAAGGCCGCAAGCCACAGCCACAAAAGCGCCCGCGCAACATGAAAGACAGCGCGCCCCAAAAAATGGGGGCGTTTACCTTTGGTGAACCGAGCGCCGTGCTCGACCGCCGCGATATTCTGGATTACGTGGAATGCGTCAATAATGGCCGCTGGTTCGAACCGCCGGTCAGCTTTAACGGGCTGGCGAAAAGCCTGCGCGCCGCCGTTCATCACAGCTCGCCAATTTACGTTAAGCGCAACATTCTGGCCTCAACGTTTATTCCGCACCCGCTACTGTCACAACAGGACTTCAGCCGCTTCGCGCTTGATTTTCTGGTGTTTGGCAACGCGTTTTTAGAGCTCCGGAAGAGTGTCACCGGTCGCCCGCTGAAGCTGGAAGCGTCACCGGCTAAATACACGCGGCGTGGTATTGAAGATGATGTCTACTGGTGGGTGCCGTCATTTGACCAGCCGCACCCGTTCGCGCCGGGATCCGTATTCCACCTGCTGGAGCCAGACATCAACCAGGAGCTGTACGGCATGCCGGAATATCTCAGCGCGCTAAACTCCGCCTGGCTGAATGAAGCGGCGACGCTGTTCCGTCGCAAGTATTACCAGAACGGGGCGCATGCGGGTTACATCATGTATGTGACGGACGCCGCGCAAAGCGGTACCGATGTTGAGGCGTTGCGCGATGCGATGCGCAGTTCGAAGGGGCTCGGCAACTTCAAAAATCTGTTTTTCTACGCACCGCACGGAAAACCAGACGGCATTAAAATTGTGCCGCTCAGTGAGGTGGCAACGAAAGACGATTTCTTCAATATCAAAAAAGTCAGCGCCGCCGACCTGCTCGACGCTCACCGCATCCCGTTCCAGCTGATGGGTGGCAAGCCGGAAAACGTCGGTTCGCTCGGCGATATCGAGAAGGTGGCAAAGGTGTTTGTCCGTAACGAGCTCATCCCGCTACAAGACCGGATGCGCGAGGTCAACGCTTGGGCCGGTCAGGAGGTGATCCGGTTCAAAAGTTACACCCTCGACACCGAAAGTGACTGATTTCCGCCGCCTCCGGGCGGCTTTTTCTTACCCCCACGCCTGACCGCCTCAGAAGCCCGCCACGCCCTCAAACACCCCGCACCACCCACCGACACCCTCGCGAACCTGCGCGGCACAGCGACGCGCTCAGGCTGCGAAAATAAATGCGCAAAAGTACGCTGGCGCGCAGTGCTTTCCCCGCCTCGCCTGCCCGCTTCGTGAGTCGGAATTAATGCAGGTGCATGACCACTCTGGATCCATGCCAGCTCTGGCATAATCGTTATAGCAGGGATGATAAACACGCATGCAGAATGATGCACTAAATGCATGCACGCTTCGTGTCCGAGATTATTATCACCTCAGACAAACAATCTAACGACATATTTACATGTCATTTTATCAGTCCAAGAAAAGCGGCAACCATGCTTCCTACGCCTCCGGCAGCTGCAAAACAAGTTGCCAACATCATAATTTGTTGGCTGCGTATATTCTCTTTGTAACGTTGCTCGGTTTTATTGAAGTTAGCAAGGGTATTGACTGCTTTTCCGGTAGGTTTATACCCTTCTGGAGTCTTTGAAAGGTCGCCATTTTCTACTAGCGAATCAAGGCATAGACCAAGCTCTTTTCTAAGTCTTGCCTGATCATCATGATAAACCCATAATTTCCCTGCAACGTCAGTCATTATAAGTATCTCGCTGAATGGTCTATCTCCCTGCTGCTCACGATAAATCCTGACAACAGATGTTAAAACAGTCATAGCATCAGTAATCTCTTGCTTACGCTGACGATACAGGAATTTTTCACGACTCAGCTTTTTGTTTTCATAATCAGCATTTCTTTTGAATTTGAAAACCTTAAAAAAACTTAAATCATTTAAAGAAGTAAACTTTAATTCATGTGCGTGATAATAATAAATTCCTGAAAATGAATTTGGATTAAGCTGCTCAGGCATGAGAATAGAGTCAATTTGGAAAATGCTATTTTCCTGATCCCATTTTCTTGCTTTTATTTCGCCGTTAACGTATCTATCAAAAAGATAATCATCACCATTTTCATCTTTAATATAAACTGAATACATATCATAATGTATTGCTTTATCAAACATTAAGCTAATTGTATGACTTGGTGTTCTCTTTATATCAAACATCTCAAGATATTTTTTGACATCTATAGCCATAATACTCAACATTCAAAACCCTCCTTAAAACTACTACAACATAAATTCTTAACTAACGCCTCGCGTAGCTCGTTGTTCAACCCCGCCAGCCCAGAAAGGTACTTTCAGAGCTGGCGACGTTTTGGTTAATTTTCGATTATTGATTCAATCTCGCCTGTTCTGACATCGACGCGAGCGGCGATAGTCTCTTTTACAACTGCGCCATATGAGTTTGTACCTCTAAACGTGGTTTTTACAATGGCATGCGGGTCTTTGTTCAAAATCAAATGATAGACCGTTGAAACATGCTTGTAAGATGAATCATCATTCATGTTCGATTTTATTAGTTTTTCTAACGGACGATAAGAGCCATCCCAACCACTAAAATTACCCTGAAATGCGTCAAGGTTGATTTTATTATTTAGAGATTGCGGCTCTTTCTCGAAGTCATTGAAACACCATCCCAACACATCACCGAGCTTTAATGCATCATCTTTAGTAAAAGTGTACTCACTCATACAAGCATAAAAAACATCAATAGAGCTGGCCGGTACACTTTTGAAATCAAGATAGTTTTTAACGATATCGTGTCGGGTTTCTTTTGGCTCGTTGCGATATTCTTTGAGGGTTTTATCTGCATACTCAAACGTTGGCGTAGCCGGTTTCGCTTGAACCTCCGGTGCATCAGTTTTTGCAACAGGCTGGCCCTTTTCAGTCGGCCATAAAATTGATCCAATAACTCCCAACGCGAGACAGCCACCAAGGTAAACCGCACTAGAGCGCTTACGGTTCGGCATCCGAACCATAGACGGCTTGATTAAACCCACGATAAAAGCAATAAAGAGTGCCAAAGATAAAAATGCTATTACGGTATCCATGATTTTCCTTTATGTGTAATCCCCATACAAAACAACCCCATGCTATCAAACACGGGGTCGATGGTTGTACATTTTTCAGGAACTAACGCCAGCTCTCATCTTCCCATACTTCCTGAAGGATACCGTCCAACGCTTCTCGGTCTGACTCTTGGTCGAACCCAACCAGTTCTACTCCTGTCATTGACCCTTTTTTTACCATCACTCTCGTTGATGGGAAGATTGACTGTACGCGTCGGGTCAACTCGCACTGAAAAGCATCGACAACTTGCTGCCCGATTTTTTGGTCTTTATCCAACGTGATGTTAACCCTCACTTCGCCCCCTTTTTTTAATCTTTGTTCTACAGGAGCGGGAGCGAAAACAACTGAAAAAGATTTGTTTTTCATCAAGTTCCCTCTCGCAATTTCCGCAATTAAATTCAAAGCAATTTCACGATCTTTTTCCTGACAAACACCCTCTGTCGTCAGACGCGCAATCATCTCGACCCGTTCAATCATGACTTGCTCGTTTAACTCTCTATCCACACAACCTCCAATACGGAATACTGTATAAATACACAGTATCATGTATCGATAAAAAGATGAAAGAAAAAGTTACGCTACAAAAGGACGTATGTGCATGATATGGATATGAATTAGTTACAGTCTCAACTTAGTAACTGACGCTAACCCCGCGACTCGATTTAGGATTTGTCTGACCTTCGCACGGTGTGACGGTGCTGCCGGGAAAATTTCACCTGTTGATGAACCACGGCACCATTTGCCTTTTATGCAACTTTTGCCACCGGCCATCAGGTGCAGGGCCTCACCTCGGCTGATGGTTTCGCCGGTCGTGAGCTGAATCTCGTCTATTGTTCTGTCAATGGCTGCGCTTTGTTTACCCGTTCCGTGGACAAAATCACGCCTGGTGACCGGTTTTTTGTCCCTGAGTCTGGTCGTTAGCTTCCGCCTTTCACTGCGACTCAACGGTTTGGATAAATCCAGCGCCGGTGGATCGCTTTCGCTTCCCGTACAGTTATTGACAGAACTCCGAGAGGGCGCAGGAGCGCCCTTAACGTCAACGGCCAAATCAACGGCACGCTTCGGCACAATTTTCCACTGCGTTAGCCGGGTTAAAATCGGGATGTCAGCGCCGACGGCGGAATCGTACACGCCGCGAATGCAGATAGTTTCCTCACCATACTGGTTAAACTCGGCGCGAGGCTCATACAGTGTGCGCACCTGCAAATCGTCACGACGGACAAACGGGCCACCCTGCGCATTAACGTAACCAGCCCAGTCACCGGCGTCAGCGGCATCATGAACGGCGGCAAACTCAACGCTTAAACCGTGCGCGGTCTCGGTATCAGCGAGACGACGCAATTCACGGTAGACCGTCACCGGCGCACCGCCTATAAACTGGAATTGACGGATGTGCCAGCGAGCCGCCCATGCTGAAACGGCGGGGGCGGTCTCTTTGAGCAGCTCACCGCTTTCGTCATCGGTTTCACCATCGAGAGCATAACCGTCGATATTTTTCGAAATGTATTTAGCAACATAGCCGGTAGCGCTGCCCTTTTCCGGGTCAATGGCCTCGGCATGAAAGCGCGCTTTTTTGGCTTTATCGCTTCTCAGTTCGTGGTGGTCTTCCTCCCACGCATAATCACGGATGATGAGACGCACGCGCTCGACGTCTTCCGGCAACATGAACATAAGCATGTGCCAGTGCGGCGTTCCGTCGTGATGAGGCTCGGCAACACGTATGCCGAAAATGCGAATTTCTTCCCGGTGCAGCTTGGCGCGAATGCGCGCCCAAAGGCCAGTGAGATAGCTTTGCGTGTCCGACGGGTTGGCACCGTTCCATTTGCTGTTACGGTATCCTGCTTTAGTCGTGGCGTGATATTTAGACGGTGCAGTCAGGGTGTAAAACTCCCCGACGTATCCAAGCTCATTGCAGATATTTTCAAACCCACGGATGCGGGTCATCAGTTCGCAGCGGCGTATCGCAGGGTTAGCGACCGAACCGTCGTATTTTTCAATCAGGCTGATGCGGTTGCCGTCTTCGTCTTCGAGATCCAGCCCCTTGAGAAATTCACGCGTGCGGCGCTTCTGCTCGCGCCAGTCAGTCACGCAGTTTTTACTCGCGTATGCGTGTCTTTTTTTGCTGACATTGCCGACGGCAATGTGCAGATGTTCGCGCCATGCAGCCGCAATGCGTCGCAGACGACCACGCCACCACACATCGTTAAACATGCGGGTGATAGCCGGGGCTATTTCGTCCTCGCCGACATATTTCTTTGTCACCCGCTCCCAATGTGGCGGGGTAAC